AACGTGCGGCCAAAGGGGATACGGACGCGGGGCATTAGGCCAGGATGCTCGCACCTACGGAATAGGTGATGCTGTTGGCGTTGTTGTGCGTCACAAGAATGCGATACGTCCGGGGAAGCATATCGTTGGCCACTGCGTTAGCAGAAGCCGTTGCGCCGGGAAACACCTTGTAGACGTTCGTGACAGCAGTGATAACTGCCGCACCAGCAAGCAGCGTGTAGTATTTGCCGCTGACTTCGCACTTGCCCTGAATGGTAACAGTAATGGACCCTGTGCCTGCAGTCGTTACGTCCAGCACTACGTGAATGCCGCGCCCGTCAACATTTATCAGGTCGCCCGAGTTCAGCGTCGATGTGCGCGCAGCCGATGCAAGCGCCGTGACTGACGTGACCGTTCTGTTTTTAACGAGCAATTCCCCTCTAGCAGTGGACTGCGCATTGACCACGTTGTTATCAGCGATAACGGGCAGTGTTGCGTTGTATTGCATTTGCATTAGAAGAACTCCACCTTGACAGGCTCTTTGCTTGACCGTTGAGAGACATGGCGCTCTAGCAGACGGTATCCCGTCTCGCCGAGCAGATAGGGGTTGTCAGAGTTAGGCCCGCGCCCGAAGGCTTCCGCACACTGGCCAGCCACGACTTGGGCATACGGAAGCGCAGCAGCGTCGGGGATGGCGTCGTCTAGCCAGTAGACGAGCGATTCCTCAATGAGCCACGCACGGACCTTTGACGCGCGCCTTGAGATCATGTCGCTTGTGTTCGCGTCCAATGTCTCGCCATTGCTGATGAGCGCAAGCTCCTCGGCCACTAGCGTGTAAAGGTCCGTATTGCTCGTCGTCACTCTGCAGCATCCTCAATGTACGTGGCCTCTTCAGCCACTACAGGCTTGGCAGGGCGTCCGCGCTTGGGCTTTGGGGCCTCAAGCACCTCAAGCGTTCCCGGCTCGTCGTTAATCTCTTGAAAGAACTGATTGCCGCGCAACTTGCGAACAGCGTGCTGGTAAGCAGCGTCATTCTCATAGTTTTCCGGCAAAACGTCTTTCGGGATACCTTCGATAAAGCGAATGCCAAACATGGTGCAAGCCGCCTGCATGGGCGTCCCGTCATGCTCAACCCCGCCTAAAAACACGAAACGCATAGTTCCTCCTTGTCAGAAAATAGAAGGGGCGAACCATCGCCCGCCCCTTCCAACTCATTACGAAGGCTGGCCTTCAAACCGGCCAACAAGCGAGAAAATCAGCGTGCCGGTCGTCGTTGCCGGTCCCGCCGCTGCTACTGCCGTAATGACAGTATCCGCCGTGTAAATGTGATGTTGTCCCGCAACCAGCAGCGTGCTGGAAGCCGTTCCGGCCTGACCAACTGTCGACGCCGAGAAGAACCGCGTCGCAGACCCGGCATCCCCGACGTTGATCGTCAGAGTCGTGCCGCTGTCCATGTCGGTAGCTTCAAGACAGCCTGACAGAACACGGAAACCCTTCGGCACTACACCGAAGTTGATTGCGTCAGAGGTCGTCAGTGCAGTCGTGATAGGAACTTCCCAGTAGAACGAGATCGTGTTCCCTGGGGTTGCGCCAACGCTCGCATTCGGCGAGTTGGCGTATTGCTTCGAGTTATAGGTAGCCATTGTTCATGGTCCTCATAAAAGAGAAAAGGGAAGCGGCCAGCCATAGGCCAGCCGCCGTCACTTGGGGTTAGTCGCCCACACCGGCGCTGTAGACCGTGACCATGCCCTGCTGCTTCGAAGCCGAGGCGGACCCCGTTCCGAAGTGCAGCTTGGCAATGCCGCGAAGCTCTTCAATCGCAACACCCGGACGGAACTTGTAGTCCGCCGTCATGTCCGTGATCGGCATGGGTTCCTGACCCCACACAACGCCCATCGCCTGCTGGCCGCAGAGGAAGTTCGGCTCAACCGTGATGTTGCCAGCGCCGCCCAAAGAGAAGCGGGTGGAGGCTGTCGTGATCAGCGATGTGATTTCCTCAATCTGGCGCACAATGACGCCTTCAATCAGAAGATCCCCGTCCTGGAACAGCGGGTTGTTGTCCATGCCATTGCCTTCACGTGCGCGAGCATCGCGATTGGCATTGATCATGGCCGTGTCAAGCTTCAGGTCGCGGAACGCGCGAGCGCCAACGAACATCACGAAGTATTCGCGCCCGTCTTCAAGACGGAACGGACGAATCGCCGGTGAAGCTGATTTGGCAATGCGCTTGGCGAGGCTGATCATGGCAACAGTCAGCTTGTCGGCTGAGTTGTCGATATTGGCCAGCGAAGCCGAGTGGTCGCCCGCTGAGTAGTTCGAGATAGCCGCACCGTACAGAATACGGTCGCTATTCGCGGTTGCCCACGTGTCGTAGTTGCCTTCGGTTGCTGCGGTCACAACGGTGTTGCCGTCTGAGTCCACAATATCAACCGCAGGAAGCGACGAAGTCGTAACAGTCGGACCCGCCATGTACTTGATCAAGTCGGCACGGAGCGTGTCGGCAGACCAAAGCTTCAGCATGTCACGGCCCGCGTTCAGCAGGTCGATTTCCGTCTTGTAAGACGTGGACTTCGGCACCTTGACGGCGTTACGAAGCCAATCAACGCTGATGGCGCAGTTGTAGTTGCCAAGCTGCTCTTCCTTACCGTCCAGAACGCCCGATCCACGGACGCCAGCGGCGTTGAGCTTGGTGATGAGCGGGATGTTGATCGTCTTGCCAGCTTCGCTAGCGAGTTCATACATCGTGCAGATCACTGAGGTTTTCTTCCGGCCCATATAATTCAGGAAGCCACTCTCCCGAACGTACTCGGCAAGATATTCTTTTGACCAGACCTGCTTTTCCAAAGCAGATGAAAGGTTAGTTTCAGCCATTTAAGGGTGTCCTATTTGAACACCGCGTTGAACGCCTCCCCAGGTCCGACCGGAGCAGTCGAGGTTTTACCCCCGGCACTTGGTGCGGATGCGAGTGACGGTCTTGGCAGTGTCGATGTGGGGGGATGTCCCGCGACACCTGCGCTCTGTGGCTGCTGAGTTCCGGCTTTCGTGTACCCGTTGGCTTCGGCCCATTTCTGTGCCCATGCCTCTGGATCTTCGTCACCGATCTTCTGCAGTCGTAGAGTCCGCTGATGCTGCGAAACCACGAAGTCATAAGGGTCCGGCTGACGTTGGATGGCTTGCCAAATGCCAGGGTTAGCTTGCAGTTCTGACTGCAGCCATTCCTCGGCGGCTTTGACTTTCTCAGGCCCATGATGCCGGGTTGCGGCAACAAGGCTGGCGTTTGTAATTGCGTCCCAACGAACACGTTCAATGCGTTCGTTCAGTGAGCGTTCGAATGCCTCTGGATCTGCTATCGGGTCCAAAGGTTGAGGTGGCCGTCTCGTGGCTTCCTCATATTTACGCCGCATGTCCTCAAGCTCTCGCTCGTACTTTTGGCGCTTCTCTCGCTCGTCCAGAACTGCGGCCATCGGAATGTATCCCGGCGGCGGTGCGCTGGGCTGTGATGGCATAGGTTCTGATGTCGGGGCGGGCTGCTCTGCAGCAGGCGGCTCCGGTGCAGGCGGTGGGGCTTCCACGGGCTGCGAATCTTGTTTAGACGCAAATCTTCCAGTGTCGTCTCTTGGTTGGTCCAAGAACGACAGCTTGTCATCCTCTGTCATATGTTCCCTTGAGTGCGCCCGGTGAAGCCCGGCGGCGGCTATGAACGCCCTTACGATGGCGGCTCGTTTCCTCGCTAGACGCGAGCAAATTCTCCAAATGCTGCTTGGGCCGCGCGCTTGTAAGCGGCGCTTGCCTCTTCTTTAGTGTCGAAGTTTCCTAAGTTCACACTCTTGTAATTGACTGTGATCTTTGCGTTAAACTTCTTGCGGGCCTTAAAAACGCCCTTGAACCCTGTGGTGTTTGTCACTCGCAAGCCAGAGTTCGCGATGTTCTGCGACCTTGAGGCTAGGCGCAAATTGCTCCACGCGTTGTTCGCGCGGTTGCCGTCAATGTGGTCAACTTCAGCATCGGGCCAAGCCCCTGTCATGTAGAGCCAAGCAAGCCGATGCGCCAAATACTGCGGGCCGTCAACGCCAACCAAAACATATCCCATTTGTTTTGAAAGCGAGCCAGCAACGGCACCGACGCCCCTGCGCCGTGTGCGGCTCTTGCTCAAGTATCTGAAGTGTCCTGTGTCTTGGTCGAACGTATACAGTTCTTTCAGCCGCTCTTGCGTCAGCATCCAACACCTTTACGAAAGCAATAAAAGTTCATCATCCTCTTCTTCCTCGCGTCGGCGCTTGGCCTCGACGCGAACAAGAGAATAGAACTCGTTTATTTCGCTGAGCGCCTTCTGCAAGGCGTCCAGTTCTTCCAATCGAAGCGCGCGCCGTGAGGCTTCCAGTGCTTCCTCTGCCTGCTCTTGGATAAAGGCAGGCGCTTGTTCAATCGGGGCCTGCTCGATCTCGCGAACGAATGCCTCAACGTCTTTCTTCTTGTCGCGGCGCTTGTTGCGCTTTTTGTAGTAGTAGGGGTCGAAACCGCCCTTGCCGCCGCTATCGGCAGTCGCTTCGCCCGGTATTGAATGCGCGTATAGTTGGCTTGCGCTCGCCAACAGCGGCGCACCCACCGCAATCGCCACCACCGTGACCGTTGCGTTGTATTGCGCGCTCGTACTTGCCAGCAGCGGTGCGTCAAGGTTCGTAACCGCAGCGGTCGTTACCGTGTGGTTGTAGAACGCGCTACCACTTGGCAGCAGCGGTGCGCTTAGTGAGTAGACCGGCGAGACAGTCGCGTCGTATAGGAAGCTAACACTGGTCAGCAACGGGGCCGATAGTGTGTAAAGCGGCGTTACCGTCGCATTGTATTGGACGCTCGCACTCGACAGGAGCGGAGCGCCAAGGTTCGTCTCCCCGGCAAGGCTTATCGTGTGGTTGTAGAGCGCACTGGAACTAGCCAGCAGCGGGGCAGACAGCGAGAACACAACCGAGACGGTGGCGTTGTACTGTGCGCTTGTGCTGCTAAGTAGCGGTGCGCTTAGCGAGCGCGTTACATTGACTGTGGCGTCGTATAGGGCGCTTGTGCTTGACAGCAGCGGGGCTGTCAGAGCGATCTGCGGCGTTACTGTGGCATTGTACTGAGTGCTTGAACTGCCCAGGAGGGGGGCAGACAGGCTGAATACTACGCTGACCGTTGCGTTGTACTGTGCGCTTGCTGAAGCTAGCTGCGCGGACTGCGTGAGCGTTGTGCCGCTTGGCGCTGCCGCCTCTGGCCCCATGCCATACGGGCGTCTACCGTAGGAGTTCGCGCCGTACGTCATAGGTTAAGCCTCACTCAGGCCAGTCGGCGTCTGTCGTCGCGTCGTAAGCCTCTAAAACTTGCCAATCAATAATAGCGTTCAGCTTCGCCTCAATGGCGTTGCTTGCCTCACGCAGCGCCTTGATCCGCAGCCATCGCGCGTCCGTGTAGACTTTGAGCGCCTGTTGGTCGGCGGGCCATGTGGCGCTGTCGGGGCCGTAGGTCAGCGTGTTCTGGAGGCCCTGCGCCATCAAATTGGTCTGCATGTGAGCGGGCAGAACGAGATAGATCCGGCGCTGTGCTTCGGCCTTTACGGCTGTAACCTTGTCAGGCAATGCCGCTGCGACGGGATCAAATGCGTCTATGATGGCTTGCACGGCTGCGTCGTCGGACGCCACAAATTCACCCGTAGACATCTGGCGGAAAGAGTGACCGGCCCTGTGGATAGCGTCGGTAAGTCGCGAGCTTTTGCTGCCGTCATAATTAATCATGTCACGTCAACTTTCAGGCCAAGCCAGAACCCGCTGTTAGCAAGCCCCGGAGACACCATCGTTCCGCCTGACAGGCTGGGAGTGGCAAACCCGCTTGCATACGATCCGCCCACATATGCCGTGTTGCCGTATCCATAACCGTCCTTGCGGCCAAACGGCGTCACATGGGACAACCTGTTTAGATGACCCTCGCCCCTGACTGAGGGTGTGCTGTCAAAGATTTGCGCTATGAAATACCAGCCCGGCGTGAGCCTGACCTTTCCGGTTGGCGACCATGAACCCGTCGCAGTATCCGTTTTAATGGCTGCAGCCGACATTGTGGTGATTGTCGTGAAATCTACGATTTTATTGGTCGGCACGCCTGTCGAGCCGCAAGCAAAAAGCGCCCATTTCATGTTTCCAGCGCTGCCTGCTGTCACTTCCATTTGAGCGCCAGATAGCACACCACCACGGGACAAGAGGTAGGCGCTGTAGTACTCGCGGTTCGCCGTGACCGCAAACCCCCCACCGTTTCCGTAGCTCACAATATGCGCGCTAAATGGGTAATCTCGCCAGCTATCCCCCGCGACCGTGGACTGAATGGCTGGGACCGACGGATACGTGACCTCGCCAGTAGGCGACATGCGTATTTTAACGTCGCCGCTTGTCGGTGACGAACCAAACTGAATTGCTGTTGCGCCGTTGTCGGTGTAGGTCGAGCCGGTCCACGTCACCTGTGGCTGTGTGCGCGTGAGCACGTTAGACGAGACTGACCCTATGCCAGTCTCGAACTTCTTGTTTACCGTGTCCTCGATGACATATCGGCACGTGGTCGCCTGAGTGCCGAATACCGTCGAAAATCGGGGCGTGTTCGTGATCTGCGTCAGTGTAACCGCGCCATCTCCAAGCGTCCCGGCGATGCTGGTCGTCGTCTCCTCGACGTAATTACCCGCGCGCATCGAATGGAACCTCGTCTGTCAGCCTGTGCAGCCATTCAATCGGCACGCCATCCTCTGGCTTCATGTCCGGGTGAATGTCGTCGTGCGCGTGAACGCAGCGCAGCACGGTCCCGGAAGCCAGAGGCCAGACCCCATGACGCTTGTGCGCTTCGACCATGTAGCTGCCGCCCTCGTTCAGAACCGTCTGCACATCGTCGATCACGATACGCGCCGCGCCCTTGATGCATTGCATCTCATGGTCAAAGGCGTGGCTGTGCAGTTGCGTGTAGTCGCCGGGACGGTCGAAGGTCATGGTCACGACGACAGCGCCCGGTTCGATGCTGATCTCGGTCAGCGGGCCGTCCTCATGCGTGCGGTACTGCATCAGAGCGCAAAGATGCCTGAAGCGTTCCAGGCAATCGTCACCTGTGAACCGGATGACGTGCTGAACGGCATGCCCGTGATGGATGCGTCAAAGAACGCCACAAGGGGCGATGTCGTATCGGACGAACTGTCATTGACGAAGATGACAAAGCCTTCAACCGTGGTGCTGCTTGTGTTCACCGATGCAAATTTCCC